TTATTCGTATGCTGCGACCGACGATAAATGGTGAGTAATATATAGCTGACAGTTTGCAAAATGTATATGGGCTTACTTTTTTATTTCAGATACTCGTAAATTTTCATCGTAAGGGAATATTTGAGACTTGAGTAATGCAGCATTACCTTTGATAACTCCGAAATCATCAGCAAAATTCCAACAACCAATAAAGAAAAGACGGCATGGAATTGGTAGTTTACCTATCTTTTCATCTTCCCAAAATTCAGGTTTGATTGTTCTTATTCGTGCCATACAAACATTTTATTAGGTAATACAGATTATATTCTCCACTTTGGGGACACTTTGGAATATGCTCAATGTCCTTAATTACTTCTTTTATACTTTTCATATTAGAATCTCACATTAGTTAGTTGTCTACCTTTGGAGTAAACGGCCCATTTGCCATTGCTTCCATCAACAAGCCTTAAATCAGATACTTCACCGAAGCGTTTGATGTTTCCACATAAATCTACAATCCATCCAACCTCTTTCTGGGGATGTGGACGAATAGCCCGACCAACTATCTGATACCACATAGCAAGTGACATCGTAGGACGGGCCATAACAACCGTATCAAGCTCGGGATAATCAAAACCAGTAGTCAGAACTCCGACATTGGCAACGACCGGGATTTCACCAGATTTGAACGCAGCAAGGATTCTTTCACGAGTAGATTTGGGAGTATCACCCGAAACAATAGCGCATCTGGGAATGGACCACGTAAGCTGTTCGGCTTCTTTCAAGAACCGGGTAAATACCAGTATTCCTTTTCGTTTACCTCCAGCTTTTGGATTCATCAGCCTTTGGACGATATGGACGAGATAACTGTAAAAGTCGATTCGTTCATATTCCTTTTGGATTGATTTATCCGTATAGTCGGCACCAGTAGTGTTCACCCGTAAGTTGAGTTCATTCCATCCCGAAGGATTCATCGGATAGTAATTCAACTTTGCCAAATATCCCATATCTAAGAGAGTTGATACCTGTACATGGTAAATGACCTCTGAAAAGACATGAGGCTTTGTCCGGGTGATGAATTTCAGCATGGAGCCGAAGTCACGTGAGGAAGACAATCTATAAGGAGTTGCCGTCAAGCCAAGAACCTTGCACTTCACTGCATCAAAAAAATCCTTGTACATTCCCTCTTTGGGGTTTACCAAATGGCACTCATCCACAATTATGTTTTTAAAGTGGGTAAATAATTCGGGATGATTCTTCACGCTACCTATGGTGGCGAATGTGATACGGCTTATCTCCTTTGAGTTGAAAGAAGCCGAATAGATGCTACAATCAAGAATACCATATGAGCACAGTTTCTTGAAATTTTGCTCCAAAATTTCTTTACTCGGCTGGAACACTAAGGTATGTCCGTCAAGCCTTGCAGCTATATCCGCTATGATAAGGCTCTTTCCCGAACCCGTAGGCAAGACCATGATAGCATTCGTTTTCTTGGCTTTGTTGTTGAAGAAAGAAACGGCTGCATTAGAGGCTTTCTGTTGGTAATCACGCAGTTGGTACATATCAATCTATAAACTCTGTATTATCATTTACCTGTGCGTCATCACACACCTTAACCGCAACATTTCCATTGGGCTTTAGCCTACATTCTTGAATTTCCCTTGTTTCAATAAGTGTGAAAGAAGCGTGTGTATTGTTAGAGTGCAGGTACTCACCATCCCAAACCCATATTCCACCGTGTATGTCCTTGAATGTACCTATATTGGGATTCAATGTTTGCAGTATCGCTTTGCGACCTACATTGGTCATGGCAACAAATCCGCTATGGGTTGGATTCATTTCTTTTACTTCCTCATATAGAGCGTTGTCAAGTTGCTTTAGCCATAAAAGGAATTTCGGCACTTCCTTGTCTTGGTAATATTTTATTCTTCCTCCCAACAAAGCATAGGGAGTAAAATTGATTATTTTCTTGGATATAAACTCTGCATTGAAATGCTCTCGTTTAATAATCGGCCTTCCTTTTGCAAAATAACCACCTCCAGATACGAACTCTATATTTTCATTTAGCCCTAAGTATGAAATTGGGATATAGACTAAATCCATAAAGTATTCCAACTTTTTGGGCTGTGTCAATTTTGACTTATATACATCTTTATGTTTCTCTTTAAATTCGTTTATCCATGAGTGAAATTTACTTGCCATTCTTGAATACCCGATAACTCGATCTCTGCTTCCATGAGGGCAATAATTATCAAAAGCGACACAATTACCTTTTGCGTACAACTCGCATTTTTCGGGACATTCGCAATAGATAATATGACCGATTGCTTTTTCTGATTTCTTTTGCTTGAATAGCGCATCTGCTGGATTCCATACCCATGCGTCAATTTCTTTCTTCATAATCCTTTCTCCTTCCTAAGTTTCTTATTCAGTGCCTTGTAATACTTAATTAGCTGCTCGTACTCGAAATCAGACATCTTAGAAGTACCGGCAGCTTTCACTTTTAGTAAATCAAATTTCTGTTGTCCGATTTTAGCTATCAAATTCTTTTCGTAATTAATCAAATGGTCTGCGCTAAACCGATTGCACGCTCGGCATTCGGCATGAGCGTTATCTTCGTCAAACCTTGTAGAGAGGTGGCGGCGTGAATGAAAATGACCGCAGTCTGCCTGCTCGAAAGGCTTTATTTCACCACAACTTATGCACTTAAAGAATCTGTAGTTAAAAGGTTTACTATCTCTTAGTCGAATATATAAGCTGAAAACTTTGTCGAGTTTAGCTTTCAAATCCGGCTTCTTCTTTACTGTTATCCCTGCTTTATCAAACAAGGGTAAAGGCTTGTCTTTCTTCTTGGACTTAGTTCTTTTTATGTAATATGGCATTATTTAAACCCCCATTCTTTCATGTAATTAATATTTTCAGGAAATCCTTCTACAGGAACAGGCCTAAGGAACTCCTTATCATATCCTAACTTTAAACACCCTTCGTATTCTTTCTTGGAAATTTCGCTTACATTAAAATGCGGTTGGAATCCATACCCCTGAACCCCGAATCCTAAATAGCATTTAAATTTCCTTATTGCCCATTCAATAGCAATGTCTCTATTATAACCATGTTTAGAGAATACTGCCACATATATCTTATTTTGGAAATATCCTGTTTCTGTCAAATCTGGATTGCATCTGATACAGAAGTATTCAATGCGTGAAAGAACTTTCTCGATAAAATCCTCATACTTTTTGCAATCCTCTTTTGCAAGAAACTCTTTGCCATCATTTGCTATGTAGATAGTCTTAGTTATTTCTTTTGCTTTCACATTATTTATTACCAATTAAAAGCCCCGAAGCGTATTCTCCGGGGCACAACCATTATTTACTAACCCATGCCATTTATGTGTGGCTCACATTATTCCATCGGGAACACTATCTGTATGCGCATTACAGAAATATCCATTTGCAACTGAATACTTTCATGTTCCCTTTCCAACCCAAGTTTGTGGAGAAGCCCAGATTTGCACTGGGACGAGTTGCCAAGCTCGCCACATCTAAAGTTGGCATTCCTATTATCGAGTGGTGCGTCTACTGATTCCGCCACTTCTCCATGTTTGCCTACCATATCTTCACAGACCTAGCAGGCAGGTTAACAAAGTTATTCCATATAAGCCATAGAAAACTCTTTCGGGATGAACCGCCCCACCGGAATAGGTTTGGCAGACTCAATAGCCGCATGGATTTCCCTCTTATTAAACTCGTGTCCTTTTTCTTTGGCTTGCTTCTCGCATTCTTCCTCTTTGTTTTTGAGGTAATGAGTAATAAGCATCATTGCCCTATCAACATTGAAGGTGTTCACGACAAAGGTTTGAATCCTTTCTTCTTCATCAAAGGTGATTTTAGTTTCAATTTGATAGAACTTCTTTTCATCCGGCTTGCTTTCTTCGTCCTCCTCTTCTTCCGTTGCTGAATCGCCTAAAAGGAATGTGTCTCTCAATTCTTCGAGGGTAGCATCATCAACTTTACGTTCTTTCAGATTATCGGTAAGAATCACGCAAGAATCAAACTCCTTTGCCATCGTCAGAGTGAAGCCTGACTGATAATTAAGTTCAATATAGTCTCTCAAGATAAGGCAGACATTTTCCAACCCAGTGGCATAGAGCAGGAACTTGTACTTCTTATCGCCTATCTGCGCTTGTGCAAGATAAGGATATAAATAATTATTCTCGTTCTCAAATGCCAAGCGTTTTTGGCTACTGACTTCCACCTCTTTGATACCGTCAGCTTCCATACTGAAACGGATTTTTGCCAATAGGTCTTGGTCTATCAACGTGCCACGTTCAAAGAGGATTTCATGTCGTTCAATGTTTAATGTTTCTCCGGTGTCTTCATCAATGAAAGATTCCTCCCATGTTTTGAGGACACGTTTTGCAAGGTACATATTAAGCATCTTCTTCGGGTCGGATGTCACATACCGGATTTCTGTTTTTCTTGTTTCTACCATAATTAAATAAATTCTTGATTTCTTTGTATTTCCTGCTGAGCGTATATCAGCATTTGATGTTCGTTTGCGGCAGGAAGATAGATACCTGCTTGTGCCGCACTCCAATTACGAAAGCGGTCAATAGATAAGGTCATTTCGCCTGTTGTCAGTTCGGCAGAACTGCGCAAATAGGTTACTTCATTGCCTTTCTTGTTGACCATCTTACGTTCAAATAAATCACGGTTGCAAGTCCGCTTGTAGAAATCAATTTTAGCTTCGTCCAGACTGCAACCGTATTCGCTACCGAAGTACCCTAAAAGCAGATGCAGGTAAGAGTTTTGGGCAAGCGTTCGGTTGGGCAGTTTCTTTTTTACTTCCACCACCGCACGCTCCTTGAACAGCTTGTTTACATACTCCTTGAACTTGGGCACTTGGTATTCATTCTTCAAGTCGAAAATCATACACTAAAAAGGCAAATCGTCCTTTGCATTACCATTCGCATCAACCGGTGGTGGGAAGTTTTGCGGTTGCTGATAAGTTGGCTGTGGTGTGGGCTGCTGAACAGGCTGTTGTACAGGTGGAGCTTGGGCGGATTGCGATACACCGCCGCGCGCTTCTATTTTGTAGCACCAAATGGACGCCATGCGTTTAAACTCTCCATCCATATTCGTCCAAGAACGCCCTTTTAGAGCGAATGATACAATAACAACATCACCATTGTTAAAACGGCCAAGTTCTGCACATTTATCACCAGTAAACTCTAAAGGAATAATATTTTCATACTCGCTACGCTCACCCGTATAAGGGTCATAGGGCGTAGCGTCTAAAATAAATTCCCGTTTGATAAATGGAGAACCACCGTTTTTCGATGGAATTTGGACGGTTTGCCCGATTTCAATTATTCTTCCGGTTATCTGATTTGCCATTAGTTCTCTCCTCCAAAAATCTTTTTATCGGTGATTAATTCTCTGTTTTCTTCCAAGAACCGGATAAACTCCTCACAGTGCTCCGTAAGAATAGGAATATCACGTTCAGGATTGAAAACGTATGTTTCTGTATAGGTATCTACCACATAGCCGCCTTTGTTGAACTCTACAATGTTATACTCAAATGTCCGTACATCAGAACCGTTCTTCATTAAAGCGTATGGATATACTAAATGCTGGTGGTGATCTTTGAACTTTCCCACGGTATAACTACCGGTTGTTTTGATGTCGTGAACACTGGTAGGCATCAGTTCGTCAATCAGACCGTAAACCAATACATTGCCGTATGCAGTCGGAAGGATTGCCTCTACACGTTGCTGCGTCAACGCCCCTTTGTAGTAATTTGCGAACTCACGACAAAGGGATATAGGAAAGACAAATGAACGATTGTTATAAACGGCTTTCAAGGCTATAACCTTTTGCTCGCCATTCCCTATATCAGAATATATCTTTTCTACCTGCACCGTTTCAGATTTCCGGTTCTCAATCATACAGTCAATGACCTCATTAAAAGCCGTACCCTTGTCGGCAGCTTCGCTGTCAAACGGTTTACGGTTAATACGGTCTATCAGTTCTTGGAACAGCTTCTGCTGAAACTCTTCTTCTGTACAAGGCGGATTCTCACTC